CAACAGAAGATGAAAAAGTCTGAAACAAAACACCGTTTTTATAAACATCTAAATAGTAAACAACCGCTGAAGATGGAACAAAATACACTTGTAATTTATGGAACGAACTAACGCTATACCATTGCGCCCAATCGGCAGGATACGTTAAGGTATTAACGTCTATGTAGTCAAAAGAAACATTACTAATTCCAACCGCGTTTGGTAAGTCAACACCACAAGACACATCGCTTAAGTTGAACGGTACATCTATCCCTGCTGTTGTAAATTCCGTTGTCTCTCTATTCTTCCACCATGTATAGGAGTTCTTGAATCTGTTATCAGTTAAGAAGTTACCAGTAAAAGTCACACCGTATGTTTGCGCTATAAGGTCTAGTATCTTACTATCGCTAATAGCTGGGAATAGTTCGGTATAAACAATAGGCTTTGTAATATCTGAGATGTCATACGCACCACCATCGCCATACGTCCAAACGTTACCTGAACTAATTAACGGGAATCGAACATCTTGATATGCGCTAGAAGTAATTGAACTTTGAACGTCCGCCCCGCTTTGTGTTATGCTTATACCTGAGTAGTCTAAGTCGCGTAGTTTGTCTTCTCCTATTAAGTCTTTAAGCGTAACGACGTCACCGTAAAACGCAACCTTGTAATCGTTTACTTGGTTGTTCTTAACTGTACTCCCTTCTAATTGTAGCTTACCTTCTCTAAATGGTATTAAGTCAATTTCAATCCTACAATTTACCCTAGTGTTTGCGTTGAACTCGTTTAGGTCGTTATTGTAATAGAAGCCAAAGATAGCGTTGTTATTATCTGATGCTGGAACGGTAAAACTTTGCGAGAAGTCAGTAAAAACTTTGGAGATGTCCTGAATGTTTTGAACGCTCGATTTAATCTCAATCTTTTCGTCGTCGAATAAATCTAGTAGTTGATTGTTAACGTAAATCTGAACCTTTCGCATTTTATATATTATAATTTAGTTTCGGTGCTGAATATTTAAAGTCTAATTTGTAATTGATATTCTTGTTATTGATATTCTTTTGAAGTTCTAAAGATTTACTATCTACCAATACAGGAACATCGTCTAACAATATCTTTTCACTAAGCAATAGTTGTTGCATTACGTCGCTGTAAGATTCGAACACCCAACCCGTATTTACTTTTATCTTCTCTGTACCGTTAACATTAAATACCTTTCGAACATTATCTTTAATATTGTAAGTCGTTGAACTAGGCATTAAATTGTACTCAGTATTTTGCATTTCAAAACTAGCCATTGACGCCTTAAAGAACACTACCCTTTGCCATGCTCCATGCTTATTAACAAAATCACAATTTAAAGGTGTGTATTTACACTCTGACAACTCGTAGAAATAATATGTATTCTGAACTATTGAGTTTCTTATAATCTCTAGCTTATTACCTTCTCCAATGTAAGCGGAATTCATATAAGGAATATAACCAACCTCATTTGCTAGAGTAATAGTTGTTGTTGCTCCACTCTGCAAGCCTGTATATTTAGCCTCCCATGTTACCGCCTGATTGTCATGATAATAAACACCACCACAACCGCCTGAAGCATTAACATAGTAGTTGCCATCTGTCAAGAATTCGTCGCCCTGTTGTGGGTTTTCACCTTCGACATGATAACCATATCCTACAAAGCAAATGTATTCGGTAGTCAATGACAATACACCGTCTAAATATTCTTTAACCGTACAGAAGCAATACTCCCCAACGGGTGCTACTGTGTCTGATGTTACTTCCGTGTATGACCTATGAGATATAAACCTTTTGCAATAGGGAGAAATATCGTAACTGCACTCTGTAATTAAAGTACTCGGTATAGGTTTTTCTAAAGTGTAGGTAGGTATGCTAGGAATACTATCTGGATCGTTCCAAATAAACAATTCAACTTTCGTTGATTGGTTTGCTGTTCCTGCAATATCTACTATCCTAGGACTTCTTACATTTATACTTGTTGCCATATTATTCGAATTGTCTATCTATAATGTACTCAATCCACTTGTCGTATAACTTATCAAGTGCTTCTTGTACGATTGGTTTGTTTAATGTCTTATCGGTTATGTTTCGGGCTTTAATGTATATCGTTCCTTCGTCTATAAATATGTAATAGAACGTAGAGAACACACCGCTTTGCAATACCGTGAACTTATCTTTGTTAAAATCGTATTCAATCTTTACCTTAGTATTGTTTTTCATACGTCCAGTATCGACCGCCCTAACTTGTATAATCGTTTTCTTTATCTGAGCGTTTAACCTTCGAGTAGTCGCACCAAGCTGAGATATAAAAGCACTTTTCGATTTACTTAAATTCCCTCCTGTTGTATCTACTATTTGAACACCCATTAACAAATTGTCATTTCATGGTTATAAAGAATATCAAAAGTTAAACGCCAACCGCTTAACCCGTTTTCGTATTCATTATGGATAGGCTCAAAGTTTGGTAAACCATCCAATTGGTATTCAGATCCAAACAAGTCACCACGCCTAAAACGCTCAACTAATCTTAGGCCAACTGCTAACTGTGTATTCAGTATGTCGTCTTCGTTGTCGTTGTAGCTAAATCTATCGTTCGTTTGCTCGTTGTTTATATCCAAGATGTCTAGGAGTTCAATGCTAATACTAAACCTTAGTGCAGGGTTTTCATGGCTTACGTTATCAACTCTAATGTGTGACAATGGGAATAGAGTTTGTTTAATAATATCTATTCTATCTGTATTTCCTTTAGTAACCGTATTAACGTTAGGGTCTTCTAGTAAGGCTGTCTTAATCGTTGTCGTTATGTCGTAATATCCTATTGCCATTATGCGCTAAATTTCTTATTCATCATTTCTTTTTCAATATCTAACTTCTCGCTTTCATAGCTTAAATGGGTGAATGCTTGGGTAATTGAAAGTCGGGTAACTTCGTCAAATCTTCTAATGTCACCCTGAGCAAGTCCGTATATGCTGTTGTACCAACCCCATTTTTGTCCGAACTGTTTTGCCCTTCCAAAATCATCTCCACCGTTTCCTCCACTAAATAATTGCGGGTAGCTTTCAATAGTTCGTTCCCTAAATGGTAAAAAAAAACCAGCGAACCAAGTACAACATCTAAAGGCATGAAGCGCATTATATCTGAAAATTCACTTGTGCCGTTGTATTCCGTTATGGTGTATTTGTCTTTAATCTTTTGGGTAATTGGTCGATAGAGAACCGCCATTGCTCGGTGCATATTATCCCAGTCAGTGACGTATGAATCCAAGTCGGAGTATTCACCTAAAGACATATTCTCTATGTCGTTAATGAAACCGAACTCCCGAGAAATATCTCCTCTTTTTATTTTGAATGTTAGCGTTAGTTCTTGCTCGTTTTGAAACAAGGCGTTTATATGCGCTGTAATAGACGTAATATCTACCAAGCTAATCTTTAGCACTGAAACTCTAGGGAGACAACAAAACACCTCTACCATACATTGTGCGAGTGCGTAGTCTTTAAGGTCTTTTGATTTAACAAGGAACTCTTGATACTGCCCTAACGTTATCTCATTTAAACTCTCTGGAATAGTTATTTCTGCTTTCATACATTAATAACTATAAAAGGTCTAAATTGTAGGGGTTCGTATTATTTAATAAAGTACTGGCCTTTGTTTGGGTCGTCTAAATGATAAGTAATGTTATAACGTGCACCGTCTATTGCGTGGTTAAAGTCGTCAACGTACAATTTACTCCCTTTATCTGAGTAGGCATAATTGTTTAACTCCTTACCTATGTTATTACTGTTTGGCTCTACAATTATCTCAAAGTCTTGCATTCGAATTATACCGCTTTCGATAGTTCCTTTCTTAACTGCTTGAATGTTTACTCCTGCGTATCTTAAATCTTCTATGAGTCTAGGTTCTGCACTATCTGCAATAATCAACTTATTACCTACCCTGTCTTTAATCATCGGAGCGAGTATATGAGTTTTAATCCCTGTTTGGTAAATATGTTCCTTTAGATAGATTTTCATTCTAACTTTATCTATCGCGACCTCGGTTAATGTGTCGGGGTCAATACTAAAACCGAAATCCATACCGCACGAAGTTTGCAAGTTGTCAGGGTTGAACGCTCCATACTTCCAATTTGTAAATACAACGCCCTCCGCTTTGTCTAGCCATCCACCCATAACGATATGGTTATACCTAATAGGGTTTCTTTGTTTGAGTTGTGCGAAGTCGTTTAGATAATCCTGTGGTAAATGGTCAACGTTATCCAAGTAACTTGTGTGTATGTAAGTTACATTATCTTTAACACCGTTAAAGCCTTCTTCCACTCCTGCCTGTTCAAAGAATCGCTTGTAAATCCAATGCTCTTTTGTTGCAGGGTTAAGTATTAGAATTATCCTATTCTGTTTCTTGTTGGATCGTATAGAGCGTTGTATCGTATCGAATTTGGTTTCGTCTGTAAGTTCCTCCGCTTCATCTAGTACCCAAGTTGTGATCCCTTGCAATGATTTAAGGTTCGCTGTTTGGTCACCACTCGATGCTTTTAGACCTCTGAATAATATTTCACTACCAGAAGTATTGTTTTTAATCTCTGTTTTGTTTACTCCGAAATGCTTAGACATCTCTAATAGTTCTATCTTCTCTTGGAACTCTGGAATGATTGACAAGTGGGCGGAACTCATTGTTTGCCTAGTGTATAGAATCTTGTGGTATGCTTCCCTAGATAGCATACAACAAAACGTAGTAGTAGCAAATGACTTCGCAGAACCACGACCACCAGTAACGATGAAATAACGAGTTTCGTTGTTATAAAGTGGAATATATTTATGATTTAGGCTTATCAAATTTGAATACGTCTTTAATATTGAAATCGTTAACGGTTAAATCTATCTTATCCGTGCTCTCTGTTTTCTTAGGTACAAAGTACTGAGCATACTTAGCGAACAAATCTAAATATGCTTTAGGGTCTTGTAGTCTTACCGCTTCGAACGCTTCCGCAATGTGTGGCGCTTGTCCTTCTAAAGTCTCTAAGAATACTTGCCTAGCCTCTTTAGTTAGTTTGTTCTCTGCTCCCTTTGGCCTGCCCTTTCCTTTATCGTGTCCCTTTTCAAATGGCATATTATTTTGTATTATTTAATTATAGACGATTGATATAATGAAAACGTATATTCTCTCTCTTAAACTCATACTATTATCTTTGTTCCGTTGTAATACTCCACGGCTACCTTAACCGCTTCTTTCAATAACTCTTGTTGTCTAGCGTTAGACATTATAAAAAGCGTGTTGATATTCACCCTTACTTTTTTACGATCAAAAATATATCGAGTAGTTAATCGTACTGCTTCGTTAATGTCCATCTATTTACATTGTCCGTTAACTGGCTCAATGCCTCCATTGTTTGTAGTCCAACTTCCGTTAGTCTGAACTCCTGTACAATCGTTTATAGTTGTCCAATCTCCGAAATAGATTATCGGGTTTCCTGCTATGCTAAACTTGGAGTGTGTTATGTATCTATCACAATTACAGTCTACCGTTGGCTGTGTTGGTTGTGTAGGTTCTTTCTCACAACTGTAAGCGAGTGTTAAAATTGCTGCTAATGTTATTATTCTTTTCATAGTTAATTGTTTTATTGTTTTATTTGTAAGTATCTAATACTGCCTTTAATTCGTCTAACTTCTTACCGAATGAACACCCAACACAATCTCCTAATAATTTAACGTTGAATACTCGCTCGTAAATAGTTACCATTCTTTTTGATTCTTCTCCTGTAATCGGTTGCCTAGTGCTTAGCTTCATATCTAAGAATTTATACTCATCTAAAGTTAAACATTCTACTTTGTGTTTATTCTTTAGTACAGGGTATTTATTCAATTTCGTTTGTCGTTCATCACAACCGCAATCTTCACCTTCTGGAGTGAACCAATCAACAAGGGCTTTAATACCTGTGGCTTTTGTTATCTTCTCTACAACGTCACCAATCCCACCTGTTTCTATCGTTGGGTTTTCTTCGTGCTTTGCGTTTAAATCTTCCTGAGTTAAGTGTGGCTCAATCGTTTGTGACTTCTTCCACTCTTTAAACTCATTTGTACGCTTGTCTAATACTTCGTAGTATTCTTTATCTTTAATCATTTTATTTCTTTTTAGGTTTACTTGGATGTGCTTCTTCAATCCCTCTTAATGTTACGGTGTTAACGATTACTTGGTTACATAAATCTCTAATGAAAATGTAGTTAATCTTACCGCCTTTCAAATGCTCGATTAACATTGTATCGTAAATGTCGTTTTGATTTCTTAAAAATGCTTTAGTTTCTTTCATTGTTATTTTATTAGTTCATATTCTCCGTTATTAAAGTCTTCGATATCTTCGCGAATCTCATCGCTTAAATGTTGCTTACAATGTTTTAAAGTATTGAATACACTATCTAAACTTATCTCAATCGACTTGCTTAGTTTCCTCATACTCATTGCAGAATCTACGTACAACGTGAACAACTCTTTATTGTATGGGTAGCCGTCACTATCTAGTTTGTCTATCTCTTTAAATAGCTTTTGCATGATACGTTCGTACGCTTCTTCTCTTTCGTTGTCTTCTTGAATGTAAGTTAAAGCACCTGATAAACCGCGACTAGAAGATACGTTAATACTTTCATTGTATTCTTCCATTGTTAACATTAAGCCCTCCAAAGAAGTTACCCTAAATTTGTTTGCATCTCTGTGGTAATCCTTACACAAACTATAAAGTATGCGCCAAATATAATGCTTATTCACCTTACCGTCTGAGATACATTTATCTTCATTTGAGTACTTAACAAGTCGAAGATACATTTCCTGCACGATGTCTTCTGCATGGTTGTTAACACCCATCGCTTTGACATTTCGAATATAAACGCTGTGGTGCTTTGCTACTTTACTTAACCAGTCCATAACTTAATAACTAATTTTCGTTGTAATTGTTTGTAGAATCGTAGTACGGTTTCGTTTTCGTATAGTCTAAATTCCTACGCTCTAGTGTCAATGTTTCCGCTGAACCTGTATTGATAAATATTATTTGATCCGTCAAAACAGAATCTTCTAAGCAGTCGAATAAAAAAGACTTAGGCTCTATCATTGTTCTAGTAAGATATTCAACAACCATTAACATTTCAAACTCATCCATAAAACAAATATACAAATAATATCCAATAAAAAAGGCGCACTCCTAAAAATGCACCTTCAAGCTAAATAGAAAACTTTTGTTATGCTAATGTAGTTATTTTATTCCGTTTGGCTGTCCTCCAACGTTTGGAAGTTC